TGTTCGGCTAGCGTTTGGGTTCCCGATCCTTTAGAGATCGGGACCGGATCCGAAAGATTTTGATCGCGGTAATATTCGTTGTAGATGAGCTGGTAAGCCCTGAAAGGCAGCGCAGAGATTTGGAGGGGATTTGTGACCGTTGCGGACGGTGAAGTCGTTGGGAGGCCCATATAGTCGGCTAGCGACCCATTTACCGACAGGGTGATATCCGCCGCCTGTGGGAAAGCGAAGTAGGGCATGACCGGTTCGAGATCCCCCTCTTTACCCCCTGTAATGAAGTCCTCGAATTCGTTCCAGATAATCCGCTTAGGAACTTTGAAGTAATGGGTAAACACGTTTACCCTGTGCATGACCGGAGCAATCATTGGAGCGAGTCGCATCATGATTTCCGTATTGACTCTGAACTTGTCTCCAGGCAAGCACTCCTGGAGCATGATCGGGACGAGTTGCCCCATGTTGAGCGAAAGTTTTCGCTCGTGAGAAAGATCGAACTTTGATTTTTTTGACATGGTTTAAAATTTAGAAGGTTTACTGGTTTTTACTCTCTGATAGGCTTGATCCGTTTTTTGCTGATAGTACGCGATAGGGTCATCGTGAAGGGCTGAAAGTCTTTCGACTTCATCCAGATAGAGATCATTCATGATCTCATCCATTTCCAGACCCATACGCATTTTATCCAGCTTGGTAAAGATCTTATCCTTGTAGATGCGCGCTAGTGGGACCTGATATCCATACTGCTGCGCATAATTGCGTTTTCCCCGCTTGTGCCATTTGATCATCGCGGGTGTAAGGTAGTCTCGACCAAGTCCGCCTTTCGGCTTCGAGATAAGAGCGAATGGCTTTTGTACTCCGATTGGTGCGGAAGCTTTACTGATGACGTAGCCAGAAACATACGCGATACTTGCTGGTTCCACGACGCCGATATCCACATGACCGTGCCCCCACACTTGTGGAAGTTGACTAAGTATATCCGGATGCAGATTGAATAAAATCGAATGATAGTGAGGTCGCGAATACGTCGAGCCGTATTCGCCAACAGTATAGTATCTAACTGTGCTTCGCCATTTCTTAGAATCTTCATAGCGTAATCGTTTAAAGAATTTTTGAACGTGACTTTTTTCTAATGTCGGTTTTCTACTGGTGACCTCAAAGGCCAGATTTTCATCCGCATAAGTGAGAGTAACAAAATTAGCGGTCTTACTTACCTTCAGTTCCTGATAAAGTCTGAAGGACCATTCAGACCGCTTTTTTTGTACGCAGAAATTACACTTACCGCATGGGACCCATTGGTTATCCTTGATCACCAGAAATGGGCTTACGCATTTCATAGCCTCATTCCACCGCGTGTAAATTGGCGTTGAACGCTAGCGATACGCTTTCCGCGACGCCGGCCACGTCCTTTACGTGCCCTTCTTGATTTCCTGCTTTTTCTGTAACGCATAGATAGTTGGTTTATGTGATGGGAACAGTTCAAGTTGACGTGCTATTGGTTCCCGTTTCAACGCACGAATATATTTCCGTACCTCGTACAGTAATCGTCCGATATTGTTCTTTTTCTTACTCATGTACCTTTTACCGACGGAATGCAAATTTCATGGCCTGAATAGCCCTACCGAGTATCCCAGAGACCGCTTGTGCAGCGTAGTATTCATTTTGGATATCGATATTTTTCGTTTGGGAGATTATTCGGTTGCGCTCCGCATTGGCCTTGTTGATCATCGAGTCGCGGAATTGCTTTTGAGTCCTACCGACTTCGAGAGCGGATTTAGCTGCACCGAATTGTTGCTCCACTTTGTTTTGTGCATCCCATAGCCACTTAGGCATCGCGCGCATAGAAGCATTTCCGAAGGAGTCATTTTCCATGACTCCTATGAGCGCGCCAGATCCTTTGTTAACGTATTCCCTTTGTTGTGCCTGCTCCTCGGTATTCCGGATCTGTGCATTCTGAATCCGGAAATTTTGAAAAGCCGAGAGCATTGAAGGAAGATCTACTGGTGGCTGATGCGAATAGTTGGCCGTTGGCGCGTTGTATTTTGGAAGTTGACCCGCAGATTGACCGGCTGCGGATCCGCTACCATACACCATATTTGGATTGAGCCCCGCAGCTTTCAGTCGGTCCATTTGTGCCTGCGGTGAATTGTATTTGTTGCCAAGGTTCCACATTTCGAGATCCTTGGACCATTGATACTGCGCCATTTCTTTGTTGGCCTGTATCGTTCGTTCCTGATTTCTCGCTTGTTGTTCTGAATCAAGTCGAGCTTGAAGGCCAGCAGCTCCCATCGAGGTGAGTGAGCCGAGAACGCCTCCCAAAAGTGATAGTGGCATAGTCGTCGTATTTAGGTATTTTTTGTTTTGACAGGAATCGATTTTCGACCCCTGTCAGTTAGCATCATTTATCAAGTAGGAGTGATGCTATTGAACGGCCGATTTTCGTCCGTTTTTTGTGGCTCCTTTTCAGGGGCCACTTTATGGTATTTTTGGGATTCCAAAATACTAGGGCGACCCCTTCGGGTCGGGCTCTGTCGGGCTCCGCTTCGCTTCGGTCCTTCGCCGAGACGGCTCCGGACTTCCCCTTACGATCCCTGTCGCGCTTACGCATGTAAGCCTCTAAGGATAGTACTTCTTTCTGAAGTACATTTTTTCTGTTAGACAGAATTTTTTTTCGGTCGCTATCGCTCCCTGTTTTGGTCGCTCCCTTCGGTCGCATCGTCGCGCTCGACTTCCGACAAATGGCGGGCTCAACGCCTTCCTGCGCTTCGTCGTGCCTCCTTCGCTTGGAGCGGCTCATAGTTCGCCCGCCTCGTCGTCCGTCGGCGCGTTTGGTTCTGTTTTTTTTGATGATGATTTAGATTTTTTTTCATCATCTTTTTTTGTTGTTGTTGGCGGTGGCACATCCCCCGCACCCCCTGTTTTTTGTTTCTCCTTCATTTCCTTCAGGAGTTGCAGTTGACGCTTCGCGTTTGCTCGATGTTCATCGAGTTCGGTGAGATCACCGTCGGCGGCTTTACGTAGATCGACGTCATCGAAATCTACTTCGTCTTCATCTCCGCCGTAGTTAGGGATCTTGGATATCGCAGGGTCTATACCTGAAGCGAATTTTTTTACAAGATCCTTGATTGAGTAGGAGTCATCCGGAACAGTCATTGACTCGCCTTTAGGTTGCTCGATGTCGGATGGTTTGAGTTTGAAAGTATGGGACCAACGCAGACGGTTGGTGTTTTCTTTGTAGTGAATTGATTTAGTCATGGTTTTTTGATTTTGATTTTGTAGTAGTTGATGATAAGAGTTTGCCGGCGGCTGCTGCTCCGTCTCGCACAAACCCGTTGCGCCCGCCGCTCGGCACGAGTGCAGGCTTTTGGGGTTGAACGTTTTTTAGGTACTGAGCATTTACAGCTTTGCCCCAAGGTGTCAGCCCTAGAGAGGGAAGGCCCGCAGGTTTCCCCGCGAGCCATGTTGTCCACTCTTTGTAGTCCTTCTCTTTTTGCAGAAGGTGATTGAATTCGTCCAGCGTCATAGACGGGGAGTACCGAAGAATGGCAACGGACGAATAGCAGAAACATTATGCCAAATTTGAGCATACAATTTGTGTACGTCTGGATCCTCGACAGCGAAGATCCGGTGAGAAGGGTCAGACATGACGAAGTCCTCATTCAGCACGGGAGCTGAAGCGAATATACGACCTTCATGCCAATAGGCCAGAGAGTCGCGAAAGTCACCGTGTACCGTGTTGAACCCGTGCTTATACTCGGCATAGCGTTCCTGATAGCCGAATGTTGTATCGGGTGTATTTGCGGGAGCCTCGAAAGGTTGATAGATCTCAGATCCTTTTACCTCTTGTTCACCGAGATTGGCAAAGACAGGCCACGCGAAATCGAATTTATCCTTACGTGTCCAGAGCTTATTCACTCCCTGTTGATAGGAAGTTTTAGGCAGTACAGACATGATCCCGATGATATAGGAATGTTCCTCGCAGTAGGTTGTAAATCCATGCTTCGACCCGACTGCAATACCGTGTCCGCTCATGTTACCTTGAGGATACGCTTGGGCGTCGTTCTGATACGTTGAGAGAACTTCAGATATAACCACCGGATGGCGACCGCCACCGAGATATTCCGGACGCTGAAGTCTTGCATCTGAAGAGCGGACCTTGAATTGTGAGAGAAGAACCTCGATGTAGCGCGCTCCGCCGCGTGCATTTTTTTCGAGCCATTCTTGAACTTTGACAGCTTTACGCAGTTCGTTGATATCCACTGCTGCTTCAGTCTCGATGCGCCCAGCCACAGATCCATTTCCTATGGCACCTGCTGTTGCGCTTATTGGTCCTGTTAATCCTGCACCTGTTGTTGCATCGACCAACTGCGATTGAGTAAGCTCGGTATATTCAACAGGCACTTGGGAATTTCCACCGCGCTGCGCCCACGGGAGGCTCGCCGTGTAGTAATCCTTTTCCCACGCCCTTTTTCTGATCGCCATCATCGCCTGTTGTTCGGCTAGCGTTTGGGTTCCCGATCCTTTAGAGATCGGGACCGGATCCGAAAGATTTTGATCGCGGTAATATTCGTTGTAGATGAGCTGGTAAGCCCTGAAAGGCAGCGCAGAGATTT